AACAAATGAAACGCATTTTGCGTCATGATTTCAGTTGGGAAAAAATAGTCAAACAAGAGTTAGGCAGACCAGCCCGACTTTCGGGAATCGCAAGCGCAAACAAAGTGTTCGGAACACTAGAACCAAACCGCCTCAGGCAGCGTTTCGGCTGTAAAAGCGCAGCCCTAGATCGTGACGCACCTGAACTCAGAGCATTACTAGGGCAACTCCTAATAAACAGTTACAAACAACTTGAAACAGTTGAACCGCACCGAACAAAAGACCATCAACAACTCATTGAATCAAAAATACACCCCGACTGGCTAATTGCAGGAATGCCATTCACTTCAGGCGTAATCAACTATTCGGCAGCCCTGCCATACCACAAAGACTCAGGAAACATAATCGGCTCATGGTCAGTGATGGTCGCACTACGCAAACACATGGCAGGAGGACATTTACATTTACCCGAATACGATGTTGTCTTGGGTGTGCCCGATCGGTCAATAATTTTCTTCAACGGGCAAGCAACTTGGCACGGCGTAACACCAATGGTCGCTTCAAAGAAAGACGCATACAGGTTCACAATCGTTTATTACGCTAAACGAAAAATATGTGATTGCGTCAGCGTTGCGGAAGAACAACATCGGGCAGCATTAAACGCCATGCACTCAGCACAACCACTTGATGAAGGCAAATGGAAATAATAAAACCAACCGCTAAACGCATCATGTTGGCATATTTAGCGAAACCTAAATATGGCGGTTGGGCAACATACACCAGCCACTTGTATAAAGGTTTACAGGCAGCAGGTTTTGAACCAATCCTCGTCAAACAAGGCAACCGCACAGAAACAAAAATGCGTGAATACGGCAGGAAAATCCGCTACCAAAACATAAGCAAACACGACCTAATCAAATTATGCAAACAACACTCAACCCTCATTGTCGCCGTAGATAAACACTATTACGAAACAGCAACCGACCTAATCAAAGCAGGCGCATCAATAACAATCCATGACCCCACCGAATTAAAAGAACCAATCAAAACCTTAGTCATGGCAGCCAAAACAATCGTCATACGAGAAACAATGCTCAACCACCTACCTCACGCAACATACATACAACACCCATACCAAGTAAGGCAACTCACAGCCAACACAAACAAGAAACCAGCAGTCGCACTATCACGCATAGACTTTGACAAACACACAGACATCATCATTGAAGCAAACACACAACTACAAACACCAATAGAAATATATGGCTTCATGAACACCGTATATGCCCACTTCAAACTCAACACCATCGCACCCAACTGGAAAGACAACTACTACGGCGCATTCCCAGCAGGTGACCTATGGGCAGCAACCAAAATCGCCAACAACTATGAACGAGTCATAGACATGAGCATCATCAAGAAAGACGGAGGAGGCACACAATACACATTCCTTGAAGCAGCAAACGCCAACACACACCTCATACTCCACGAACAATGGCAACCAACAGGACTACTGAAGCAATACGCCCACACCTGCCATGACGCAGCAACTTTGACATCGCTCTGCCTTGAACAATTACCAGATCGCACAGAACAAGCCAAAGCACTGCTCGCACACCATGACGCAACAACAGTCGCAAACCATTACGCTTCCGCCCTGAACTGGTAGAATTATGCGGATACAACGCCCATGCCTCAACTGCCGAACACTTACAAGCAACGCCACACGCTGCACAAGATGCCAAACACTTTGGTATAAACAACACCCAAAACCAGACAGACCGCACTACAAAGGCGATTACAAGAAGCGAGCAAAACAAATCAGAGACACAGCCACAGCCTGCTGGATATGCGGGCAAGGCAAAAAACCAAACGACCCATTCACAGCAGACCACCTACTACCAGCAGACCCCAACAGCCCACTCGCAGCGGCACACCGCTCCTGCAACTCACGCAGGCAAAACAAACCAATCACCCCCAACTAAATACGCAAAACAAAACCGATTTTTTTGTGGGGGTTTCTTAGTTCACCCCTGTGCCCCCTAAATAGGCGCACCGTCAGCAAAACCAGTTTTTTGGAAAAGGTTGTGGCATACTTTGTACCCGATTGAATATGAGGCTTGAAACTTATGGGTGGCAAAGGTAGCGGAGGGCACAACAGGAAACCTGTTGAACGCAAAAGGCGTATAGGTAATCCTTCTGGGCGTAAGTTACCTGAGGTTGTGCCTATGGCTGAAATAACTTCTTTATCAAACACGCACATACCAGAACCCCACAGAAAACTAGACCCTGAATATGGGTTGAAGTTATGGAATCAAATTTGGAGTTCTGGCGCTGGTTGGCTGAAACAAAACATGGACACCGAATTAGTTTTGATGCTTTGTGAAGCCATGCAAGAACGCATCATGTTGAAAATAATGTTACAAAATAATCAGAGCCTTTGGCGTGAGCGTCGTGCGTTGCGTGAGGTGGATCGTTTGATAATATCGTTGTTGGCGCAGATAGGTTTTACGCCAGCCGAGAGAGGAATGTTAAACACAAGTGAGCCAACGAAACACGAGTTCAGTGACCTCAACAAGCGTATTGCCCAAAAGCGTTCAGCCAGCCGATAAATGGAAACCTGCGTTTTATACGCACCGCAAAAACCGTTCTACTGACGGCGATGAAATCATTGACTTCGCTGAAAACTATTTCAATGTCTTGAAAGGTTTTCGGTCAGGTGAACCTTTGAGGTTTACTAATTGGCAGAAGTGGTTGCTTCGTTCTTTGTATGAGCGTGATGATGTTACAGGCAGGTTGCGTTATCGTCGTGCGTTAATCGGCTTACCCCGTAAGCAGGGTAAAAGTTTGATGATGTCGGCTGTGGGTGTTTACGGCATGATCGCTGGCGAAGCAGGCTCGGAGGTGTATGCGGTAGCGAACGACAGGCAGCAAGCACGAATTATTTTTAATGAAGCCAAACAACAGATAGTCAATAACCCTTTGTTGAACTCAGAATCAAAGATTTATCGTGACGCTATTGAAATGGTGAGGTTCGGTTCTGTGTTCCGTGTGTTGTCATCAGACTTCAAAGGTCAAGCAGGACTGAACCCTTCGTTGGTGTTGTTTGATGAACTTTGGGGTCAAAGCAACCATGACCTTTACGATCAGATGACTTTGGGTTCGGGCGCACGAATAGAACCATTAACAATCAGTATCACAACGGCTGGATATGACTTGGATTCGCTAGCAGGCAGGCTATACCAGTATGGGAAACAGGTTAGTTCGGGTGAAATTGATGACGATTCTTTTGGTTTTTGGTGGTGGGAAGCACCTGAAAACTGTGAAATCAATGACCGAAAGGCGTGGCGTATCGCTAATCCGAACCTCGCTGAAGGCTTATTAGACCCAGAAGATTTGGCTGTTGCCGTCAAACAGACGAGTGAAATGGGTATGAGGAGATGGCGTTTGAACCAATGGGTGCGTTCGCAGGAGTCTTGGTTGCCTGTTGGCGCTTGGGAACAATGTGTATCGGATACACAACTTGATTTTGAGTTGCCTGTTTGGGTGGGGATTGACATGGCGTTGAAGCATGACAGTATCGCTGTCGTGATCGCCCAGCCCCAAGATGACCGCACTGTTGTTCGCTCAAAGATTTGGCAGCCTTCGCTTGAAGGCGTTGATGTTGCCGAAGTTGAAGCACACCTTAGAGAACTTCATCAGACATATCGGGTTCAAGAGTTTGCTTTTGACCCAGCGTATTTTATGCGAAGCGCAGAAGCCTTGAGTGATGACGGACTACCTATGGTGGAGTTCGGGCAGTCAGCAGCACGAATGATTCCAGCCTGCGGTAACGCTTACGAGATGATTGTGAACAAGAAAGTAGCGCACGATGGTTCGCCGACTTTCACAGACCAAGTCTTATCGGCAGCCCAAAGAATGACCGATACAGGTTGGCGTTTAAGCAAAGGCAAATCCCGCCGTAAGATTGACGCTTGTATTGCTATGGTTATGGCATTAGATCGTGCGACAACTAGAGCAACAGCAGTAATTGAACCAGCAGTATTGGACATTTGGAAATGACAAATAAAGAAACAGTCACGACAGTAATGGAAATTGTTGGCGGTATTTTAATCGTGTTAGGTATCTCGGCGTTTAGTGTTCCGATTAGTGTTATTGTTGCTGGAGTTCTTTTGATTGTTGCTGGAGGTCTAGCAGTATGAGTTTGTTTCGCAGGTCTGAACAGCGAGCCTTGCCGACTTCTATTGACCCGTACCAAATAACTGCTCGCCCATATTATCCGAACTACACAGGCGAGATCGTCACAGAACTAACTGCGTTCGCTCATAGTGCGGTTCTATCTGCTGTAACTATTTTGGCTGACTCTATCGCTGCGATGCCACTTGAACTTACTCGCACTCGTGGAGGTCGCATAGAGAAACTGCCCACACCTTCAGTTCTGCAACGCCCGAACGATAGACAGAATATGTTTGAGTTCGTTCATCAAACTATGGCGACTCTTGCTTTGCACGGCAACGCTTATATTTATGCGCCTAAAGGTGCGAACGGTTTGCCTGTAGAGATGCGGAACATTCACCCACACGCAATCAAAAAAATTGTTTACGCAGACACAGACACAATTTATGATCTCGGCAAAGTTCAATACACAAGCAAGGACATTCGTGCCATTCACTGGCTAATCTTGCCTAATCAAGTGCGAGGCGTTTCACCGATTGAAACAATGCGAAACACAATCGGAATGGGTCTAGCGATGGACAGATTCTTGGCACAGTTCTACGGCGAAGGCGCAACACCGTCATCAGTTTTAGAAACAGATGGTGCGCTAACACCAGATCAGGCACGACAGATTCGTGACTCGTGGGAAGAAGCACATTACAAACATCGCAAGCCTGCCGTTCTGCAAGGCGGTTTGAAATGGCGACCAATAACAACTAGCGCAGCCGATATGCAAATGTTAGAACACAAAGAATCAATCGTGCGAGATATCGCCCGTGTGTATCGCATACCGCTTCACTTGATTATTGGCACAGGTGGAGACAG